CAAGAATTAACAATATTTTCAGCAGTCCATAATTGGTCATAAGCATCAGAAAAATGACCAAACATATCAGGTTCATTTAATAGCTTATTACCTATTGCGGAGGCAAATCCACCTAACTCCCCAAAAACTGCGCATTGATATTCTATTACTCCGTTTTGAATTGTTATCTCCAAAAGCCGAAGAACTCCCTTAAAAACTTGAATCTTATTGACAAATATCTGACAATTTGCTTGCTTGGTCGGGTCAAAATTATAACCCACATTTGGTAACTCTTCTTCAGGAGGTTCAGGAGCAAGTTTAATATTACCACTGGTAAAATTATAGATATGACCAAACACTTTATTATTGTTTGCGTTACCAGGTATGTTAATCGTTTTTGAATAATTTGTATTCCTCGAAGAAAAATCTTTGATGTCATCTATTGCGTAGTTTAATTCAGCTCCTAAATCCTCAAATAAATCGAGCCTTTGTTGTTCAATTATTATTTCGGTTATCATTATCTAAATTGGCTATATTGTTTTTGACCTAAATCAAATTGGAGTTGGTAGTTAAATAATTTGTCCGAAGTGCTAACTTTCTCTTGATAGTTTGTATCCTTCATAATGATAGGATAATAGTCGCTTGTACCTCCAGTAATTAAATGTAAATAAACCTCGTTAGATGCAAGCAATTCAGAGCCAAGTGCATAATCTATTGCTGATATATAATCACTTGTTACAAGGTAACTCCAATCGATTTGAGTGGCTAATGCTTGCACTCCCCCGTAATGAACTCCCGAACTATTTTCGTGTGTCATTGTAGCTCCACTCCTTTGATATTCAGCAGTCTGATAAGTCGTTCTTTTAAAATTCTTTTGTTGGCGATTAAGTAAGCGAAAAGCAAAAGTGTCATATCCTCCAAATTGATTTTGAAATACTAAATTGATGGGAGTAAATCTTGGAGCGCATACTTGTTTAATAGTCATTGTATCTGAGCCAATCGTTACCTTATAACCATACGTTGCATCGGTAATAAATGAACTACCTAAATAAGTATTTATTGCCGTAGGACTTAAATCTAAAAGCAAAGAAGAAAGACTTGACAAAGTTGCACCCGTTGATGGACTTCCGCTATTACTTCCATCTTCATTTATCTTTTGAATCGTTGCCGTTACCGCTGATAAATTAGCATTAAAATAAGTAATATAAAACTTCTCTCCACTTATTACTTCGCCAGCAGTTCTATCCCTTGTCGTTAAGAACTTATTTGTGTAAGTAGAAATTGAAGTCCTAAATGGATTTAAAGAATAGTTCCATCCCTTAGCAGTATCTGAACTTAAATTTAAATATGTTGTACCTCCGTATTCTTCTCCGTAAGCAACTGTGTAGTCAACGAATAGGAATGAGCCAGCATACTGTAAGACTGAACTTCCTGATGGGTTAAAACCGCTTCCAAGATAGTTTCGGACAATGGGAGCGACATCAAGTACACCATAGTTTCCTGAGTCGGGATAATTTTTAAGTGTGGCAACGGTTGAGCCACTAATTTGTATATCAAATACATATTTAAAAGAAGATTGTGCTACATTGCCCGAAAGAATTATATGCCATAAAGCATCGTGTGCCGATGTATATGATTCTGGAGGAGTCTTAGTTGTAATTGCCATTATTTCTTTTGTTTAACATTTATTGTTTCTACAATATTTATTTTAATATCTTTCCCTAATGCTTTAGCAAGATTCTTAAAAAACTGCTCATTAAAAGCAGCATCGTATCCAGCTTTAGAAAATCCGATTGTTGGTAAGCCTTCTCTTTTAATTTTTAATCCAGTTGCATAAGCAATACCCTTAACTTTGTTTTCAGCAATGTTTCCAAGTTTTGCTCTCTTTTTTTGAAGACCTCTTAAATTCTTTTTTTGGTCTTCGTTTTTAATATAATTCCTATGGCTTGCATACCATTCAATTAATCTTTCTAAGAACTCGCCACCAACGGTTAATTTTTTATAAGCATAAGGACTACTTGATGGTTGACCACTTGTAACTCCTTTAACTCCTTTGTCTTGGAATGCCCAATATTCACTTGCTGGATTTGATTGCTCGTATCCAATATCATATCTATATTTACCATTAGAGAACTCTCTTCGAATTACCCTAATATCTTGCATATTGCCTTTATCAATCCTTTTCTTTTGATTGATTTTAGCGATTGCCCTTCTAAGAAATATCTCAACTGACTTATCTAATAATTTACCAACTGAATCTAAGGCTTTAGGAGTACCATAATAACTTGCATCTTTGCCCGTTATTTCAAGTACATCTAAATTGGCTAATTGTTCCTTAGTTATATTTGTTGCCACTTATCTTTTTTCTTTGTTCGTTATCGTAATTTATTTTAGCGGATATATAACTTAAATCATTTAAAAACTGAATCGCTGGTAATTCAAATACATCTTCAAGTTTAATCTTTTCATGTTCACTAATCAATGAAGCTTGATATATCCACCCAAACTGATTCATAAAACTATTTTTAACTTGCCTTGAATCTTCAACTTCTCCTTTCCCTTCGGAATTAAATAATCCTTTAAATCCTGAATCAAGGTTTTTAATATTAGTAATCCAATTCATTACACTTCCAAAGACTTGTTCAAATGGCGCTGATAATAAATCCTCCGCATAATCAATATGGTATTTAGATTCGTATTTATCTTCTTTCCATCCTCGCCAAGTAGGTCGCATAGGTAAAATCATTGATGCGCCTATCTTATGTAAGTTTGCTTTTATATCGTTTAAGAAATATTTAGTTTCAATGTATCTACCAGCTGGACTAAACTTAGCATCGTAATTACATTTATACTTTTTCTTTCCTACCCTTATAAAACTAACCGCCTTAATTTCAGGATTTGAATTATTTAAAAACTCAATATCCTTTACTATTTGGTTTATTTTATTTTTATCTAATGCAAGAATTTCTTGCTTTGTTTTATGTTGTAAAATTGCAACCGTTTCAAGAATTAAATCATAATCTTTGATTGAATCCTTTTTATCGGATAAAACTTGAATTTGTTGCCATTGCCATACCGTGACATCTTTCCAGTTCATATTTATAAATAGCTAATTAAACAAAGTTGTATCTGCCCGTTCCTGACTTAAAATCAAACTTGCGCCATGCTAATGCTAAAGCGCATACGCAGTCATCCGTAAAACCAGTTGGTGCGGAATACTTTACTCCGTGTGATGTGTATTGATACTCGAAAACTTCTAATTCATTCTTAATCATTCCTTCGGGATAATGCACCCGTTCCTGATGTATTGCCACTTGAAGTCCAAGCATTAATTCTTGCTTGCTTTGTGATGTAAACTTAAAGCCTTCAATGTCCATGCCTTCTCGTTGTAATTGTTCGACTATCGGGTCACCTACTCCAGTACTATCAATTAACATCGGTGCTTTTGGACAATTGCGTAAAATGTTCTGAGTTGATGCCCAATCTTTCTGAAATCGGTCATAGTAAGCCACATTGCCACTATTATCTAAACCGATAATGACCGTCCAATCTGAATACTTTGCCAAATCGACTCCGTAACATTTAACAATATTAGTAGAAATGTCCGATGTACATTTACTTATTGCCTCGCTTCCAAAAGGATTTGCAGCGTTCTCAGCTGGGTTAGCCATGTACTCTTGCTCGAATACTACGGGAATTGCTGACTTCTTAATTGAATCGACTTCGGAATTTGCAATATATGGATTATCGTAAGTCGAATATTTAAACGATTCCCATTCTCCGTTTGCTTCTAATCCTTTTAAATATAAAGAATAGAAATAATTCTTGCCTCTCGGAGTCGATAGAAATAGCGCCTTGCCTTTATAATCGGTTAAGGTAGGTCTTATAGCATTATTCCAACCGTTCTCTAAATCGGGAATATATGAAGCCTCATCAATAATCACATAGTGAAATCGCATACCTCGAAGATTGTCTAATCTTTCGCCCGTATAAAATCGAATGACTCCACCCGTAGACAATTTGAAAGTTAAATCTGATATGTTAGAAGTTGCTACTTCGGGCGGAAGTATTAAAGCAATATCGTCAAAAAAGACTTTGGCTAATTTATAAGTCGGAGTTATATAAGCAACTGACTTGCCTTGTAATGCCTCTACGCAAGTTATGACCTGGCTAATCAATGACTTGCCAAATCTTCGCCCGCACATAAGCACTCTAAACCTCGCCTTGCTCTGTAATACTTTCTTCTGCGCCTCGTGTGGAGTCGGTAGGATAATCTCCATTGGCAAATTTTATGGTTATTTCAGTATCTTGTTTTATGTCAGCTGATTCTTTTGGCTTTCCAAATACTCTACTTAATAAAGTTTCTATTGAATATAAAGAGCCGTTCTTTAAAGACTTGTTCATTGCTCCAGCAATTGTCTTTTCTAATATTGAACTTTCAGGATTATCAAATATCTCTTTAAGTTGGTCAATATTCATAGCAAGCATTTTCCGAATCGTTATCCCAATCTCGGTCATATTATAACCCGATTCTTTTAACAAAGTAACGTACTTCTTTGGTCGACCATTTGGATTGCCTGATTGACCTTTCTTAAAACTTACTAAATTTTGTTCGTTTGCCATATCTCTCCGTTTCTTTTTATTGTTAATGTTGGGTCTAACTTAATCATTCGGTCAACTATTACCTGGCAGTACTTAGGGTCGTATTCCATTAAATACGATTTTAAATTTAATTGATGTGCAGTTACCATTGTCACTCCGCTACCACCAAAAAAATCTGCAATTGTCTTTATTTTATCTTTTGTTTTATCAATACACCATTTAACTAATGTAACTGGTTTTTGTGTTGGATGAACACGATTTGTTTTTTCAGATGCTTGAGTAAATTGTCTTACAACTGACCTAATATTTGTCCATGCAAGTTCACAATCAGTTTGGTCACTTCCTCCATTATTTTTATCCCATACTAACCAACATTCGCTATCAGGTAATGATGAAGAATAATAATTTGCACCCCACCAAATGTGATGTGATTTTGGGTATAATGAATAAATTAAATTAAACGAATCTCTTGCTACATCTGCATTGTCATCTCCTAATATATCAGTTCCATAATTTTTTTTTAATACTCCGCTTTTACTTACTGCATTCATTCCGTAAGGTGGGTCAGTATGAATTAAATCAGGATTAATCCCAATCACAAGTTTGTCAATATCTTGTATTGATGTTGAATCTCCACAAAGTAAACGATGCTCTCCAATCTCAAATAAATCTCCAATTACAATATCCGTTTCTATTCCGCCATCAGGTACTTCAAAATCATCTTCCTCCGCAGTTCCTAAATCTTCAATTACAAAATTTGGAATATCTAATCCCCATTCAACTAATTCTTCGGCATCCCATTCGTTTGCAAGCATATCCCAATCCCATTCTCCGTAACCAACATTGTCCTTAATAATAAATTGCTTTTGTTGTTCTTCGTTTAATTCGCTTGCTTTTATTATTGGTACTTCTTTTAGTCCAGCTTCCTTGCAAGCCTTCAATCTCATATTGCCTCCAAGTACAATCATATCATCGTTAACGACAATAGGTCTCAAAGATAACATCTGAGGAAATTCCTTAATCGATGCGACTAACTTTTTAAATTTGTCATCCTTAATTATTCTTGGATTGTTTGGATTCGACTTTATGTCGGTCAGTTTGGTTGTTGTGATATTCATTTTTTAAATAGTAATGACCACTCGGTCGGTAATGTTAATTTCTTTTCTAATGTAAATCCAAATTGAGCAAAGAACTCAATCCACTTTTCTTCGGACTTTATATTTATGTGACCCCAAGCCTCATCTTTCTCAGGAGTTGTAAAATAAGGAGTTGAAGAAAATAAGAAATATTGACAATTAATATTGTTCATATAATCTTTTATTTGCTCATCGGTTAAATGCTCCATCACTTCAATGCTAACAACCATTTGACAATGGTCGGGATAGTCGGTAATTTCTTGTAATATAACTCCTCTTTTATAAGCAAATTCTTGATGATATTTATTAGGCTCAATGCCGTAATAATTAACTCCTTTTTTTTGCAAGCATTCTCCAAGCGTACCCATGCCAGAGCCTATCTCGATTATGTCTTTAGCATATTCGATAATTATGTCAGCCGTTGCATCCATCAAATTATAATAATCAGGATTCTCGGGAGTTATTCCGTTTTGTACTTCAATATCAAAAAATTCTTTGTCGCTTACACGGCTCATATTATTGTTTCTTTTGGTAAAAATTGATTGCAATTTGTATGCCCTTCAGCTTGGCTCATTCTATAATCTCTACCAATTCCTTGAGCAACTGCCATAAAACTTGATTGATTGCCACTAACATATTTTGCACCTAATTGTAATTGCGCCAATTCTAAATAATCCTTTATTTCGTATCTCTCAATTAAATGCTTATACGGCTCATATTCAGATTCTAAACCAATGAAATAAACGTTATCTGAATTGTCTTTTAAAAAATTAATTTCTTTAATCCAATCCGTAGTTAGAGATTGATATCTTGGAGTTATATTAATAAAACTATTATTTGATTTTATTGGCTCAACTTTTAACCATCCTTGTTTCCAAGTTTCATCTATAATCTGAAAACTTTGCAAATGCAATTGTACTAAATGAGTTAAATGTAAATCTATATTTGAACGGAATAAATCTAAATTATATATTGTACCAGTCAATTCTCTGCCTTTTTTAACTTCGTGAATATATTCCTGAGATTCTAATAATGGCAAAATCGTGTCATATAAATGGTCGGGTAATTGTACATTAAAAATACCTCCGCCTAATGCCTTAATAGTGGGCAAAGAATAAATGACATCTCCAGTAGCGCCACTATGATAAAAGTTATTCATATAAAATTTAATTATGATTCTATTAGTTTAGAATAAATAGCAAATCTATCCTCATTAATTTTAAATAGGTCATAATGCTCTCGGACATATTCAGCGTTTGCCTCGCCAAAATCCGTTCTCATTTGTTTTGAGAATACCATTCTTTTAATATCTCGTTCCCAATTATCTACATAGCATACCGTTGGAATATCATCATAAGGCGCTCTCTTTATTGCCATAAGAGGAATCCTTTTAGCGCCAGCCTCTAATGCCTTTAGATTAGATTTTAATCCGTTAAATTTATTGTCAAGTAATGGCGCAAGTAATATGTCAGCTTCGATATAAAAGTTCATATACAAATCTACGGGCATAGATTCTAAAATTTTATAGTTAAGTTTCTCCTTTGCAGTAAACCATTCCGCCATTTGCTTCCAATGAAATTCGTTTGCTTTATTCCAACCGCAAAGAAGCATCCGTGTAGACTCCTTAAAAGATTTAGATTTAGATAATTCATAAATCGGATTCTTTAATTGCCTCATATCAGGGTAATGAGTTATGCTACCCGTGTGCGCAATGTTAACAAATTCGTTTACATTTCTTGTTGCAGTAAATTGGTCACGGTCAAACGGCAAAGCATTCGGCAAAATAAAGCAATTAGGATTTATCTTAATAATCTCAAGCCTTAATCGGTTATGAGTTGTCGTAACCACATCAGCCACTTTAATATAATTCTTAATTACTTGAGTGACTCCTAAAGACCGATATGTTGGCGCAGATAAATGCTGAGAAAATAATTCCCAATAGTCATCAATATCTACAACTAATTTAAACCCTAACTTAGCCTTCCATTTTAATAAATCGGGCAATGGTATTAACTCGCAAAAACGATTAACTACAACCACGTTTATGTTCTTCTCAATAAGCATCTCTTCGGTCATTGTATCCGTGATAATGCAGTATTCTTTTTTCATTACCGATAATGGTAACGCAAGGCGATGGTAAGTGACTCCCGAATGTCTACTTCCGACTGCGCAAATTCTTAGTTTGGACATCGTTTGGTTTTGGTTGGTTGAGTTTTGCAATATACTTAATCCCTTCGTAATGTGCGGATAATCTTTTAATCATATCAAAGACACAAGACCCACACCATGAATTGAAGTTAAAATCTTTGTTGACATATTTACGATATAAGCTCGCATATTCTTCAAGCACTTCTCGGTCAATGTTTTTAGTAAAGCCTAAAGCGACTGCCTCAAAGTTTATAATATTAGCCTCTATAAATGCTATCTCTTGCTCGGTCATAGTTTGTTTATTAATCTAAAAATGACTGCTCCCAAAACTCCCGAACTAAACACGATTGCAATCCATTCTTGAAACTGCATAGGTACGACAATTAAAACGATAGCACTCCAGGTACTAAGACAAGGAGTGCAACTAAATGGTTTAAAGTTTAGTCCAAATGACTGATACAAATTAGTCATCGTAAAAAAGACTGCAAAAGAAACGGCTGCGATTATAGTTATCATTTGTTTGTTTGGTAAATTTCATCTTGGACAACACTCCAGTAAGCACGGTCATCTGCCTTTAGTTTTTGCTCAAGAATTAATGAACAAAAGTACAAAGCTAATTCGAAAGCAAATGCTTTATTGCCACAAAAATAAAGGGCATTAATTAACAAACTTTTAGCTTTCTCATCAGGCTTCATCCCTTATTTTCTTTTTAATGTTTGAAATCGTTTTGACAATAGACATATACGGAATGCCAGTCTTTCTTGAAATCTCGGTTTGATTAAAATTTAATTCGACATAAGTATCGAGCAACATATCTTCGTACCAGCTTAATCCTTTCCTTGCCTTTTCTACCTTGTTGTAAAGACCTTCTTTGTAATCCTTAGAGTAATCCTCTATTTGAACCAATTCTTCAATGCCATCAAGACATTCATACTTTGCTCTAAAGTGCCTAAAGAATGGCTGATTCATGCCAGTGCTATAAATCATATTAAGCATACACCTGACTAACCAATATTTTAAACCACTCGTTCCGTTGTTATTATAAATAGACCAAAACTTCTCATCTGAAATCGAGCAAAGATTCACAAACATTTCTTGTTTTAATTCTTCCCTTAAATTTGCTGGGTGCATTTTCATCAAGGCTTGCTTAATCTCCTTTGAATTATAAAGTTCCTCAATGATTTGCGACCTGGTCATTCCTTTGATTTTCTGATTATCTCAAAAATAAAATAAACGATAAAAGCCACCTCGATAATTCCTACCGCAATAGCTTCCCAAATTAACCTTTCCACTTTTCAAGTTCCCGATTCAAATACCAAACCGCTTTATCTAAATCTTTCTTTTTGTATCCCTTCTTGTCAGCTCGCAATATGTACTTGATTGAATTGCCAAGATTAAAATTAAGGTCGAAAGCATCAATTATGTCAATGACCTCAATGCCATTACCCTGATAATGCTCAGGATGATTGACCTCTTCTTTTATAACTCCTTGATAATTAATCTTTTCCATTTGCAAAGTTTACATTAAAGATTGTGCTTTTCCAAATAATCCTTTATTTTTTTTGTTTGTCGGTAAGCTGGGTATGAAGCACCGCTTTTCATTTTGATTCGATTTAGGTTTACTTCCAGGCTATAATTTAAATCGTAATAGGTTGCGCAATCGATAACTACTTGAATCGTAGGTCGTTGTAATCTCATTGTAATCCATTTGATTGCATTTAAATGATTATCCTTCAAATCTCATCCAATCTAAATCTTCGAATTAAACTCTCGCAGTCCTCAATCGACCTAACTATTGCATAATAATACCCGTGATTAATTGCTATTTGCTCAAATGCTTTTTGATTTGGTTGCTGAGTTCCCTTATCAATCTTAACCTCGACAAACAATCCTTTCCATTTCTTATTTGAAACCATCCAAAACATATCAGCCACTCCAGCCTTTGCGCCTTCCATTTTTAATTTGATTGCAACCAGTCTATGCCTTGCGCCTCCGTTTGGTATCGCATAATAGTAAAAGTCCTGAGTCCAATCTAACCATTTGCAAATGGCTACCTGAAGTTTATGCTCGTGTTCGTTTCTCATTTACAAGTTATAGATTTACTTTTTATCTAAATTTGTCAAGTTATAGATTTACTTTGTTAAATTATTTGTCGGATATATGCCTCACTATGTGACATTTTCTTATTTAATGTCGGATTTTCCCAACAATAACATTAAACATATTTTACATTTTACTGCAAATTGTCAATTTTCTTTAACGTTATATTTTAGTCTTCCGTGACTTGTGTATAACCTTAAATCTATCGTATCGGTGTAAATATCCTCAGATTCGGAAATTCCGAATACCCACTTTGGCTTATTATTTTTTTGTATTGTCTGATTATTTTTCAGCGCATAATAATAAGCATAGCAAATTAATGCCAGCGCAGTTCCGTAAATTAGTTTTCTTTTCATAATTCGTTTGGTTTAATAGTTCCATCATTATCGATATGACAATCAAATGTAACTAAAGAATTGATAAATTTAATATACCCTTGAGTTTTGCAGTGCATTTTTCGTTCTTTAACATCTTGAATATTAGAATATTTATTCCAAAGTTCAATTCGTTCTTCTTTTGATATGGTTGGAATCTTAAATTGTTCCATGTAATCGAATAAGATTGACAAACCTCCAGCAATAAACGTAAATTTCTTATCGTTCTTCTCGCAGAATCTTATCTGATTTGCATATTCATTGGCAGTATCAATTGCTTGCTTCATTAATTCTTGGTCACTTGGTTTTTCTTTCACTGGCTCTATTGGTTTAGGTAAATATTTAATCTCTTCTTTTACATAATCATTATAAGCATTCATAATCCTTCCAAAGTATTCACATGAGAAATTCTCATAACATTTAGAATCAATGTTTAATTTCTGAGCGACTGCCATTTCAAAGGCAAGTTTTATTTCTTCGCAAGTATTATTTCCAAAATTAAATTTTACAAAATTAGTTAAAACAAATTTTTCTTCTTCAGTCGGTAGATTGCTTCCTCGTAAGCCAACCAAAAGCATAGAGTAGCGTAATGCTTGCTTTATATCTTCTTCGTTCCTTACACGCAAAGTAATGGCGCTTTGTGCTTGTTTTATTGCTAAGGCATTACCACTTCCGTAATGCTTCCATTCTTGCGGCACTTGTTCCAAGTTTCTCAGTTGTATTTCCATTGTTGTTAAATTTGGTTTTATTATTTATCCAAGTATTTATTCTTCTTTCAATATTAAAGAATTTTTCTAACTCCCATCTTTCCTTTCCTGATTTATTTTGTTCAGTCCAGTAAGAATAAAAATTATCGTATTCATCTCCTAAAAGAAAAATGTGAGGAGTTATTATATCTATTAACTTTACTTTACTTTCATTTACTTTACTTTCTTTTACTTTATCAGCGTTACGAACAAGTTCTGAACGTGTTACATTTTCGCTAACTAATTGATTTTCACGCCATTCTAAAATTCGTTTTGCATTTTTTTCTTTTGAAACTTGATACTTTTTGCTAAAGTTTAGCAATTGTTTGTTAAAAGTTTCTCCATTATTTGAAGAAATCAAATCAATTTGCTCAATAAACTCCCAAACTTTGTCTAATTTTTTGCCAACATTTAACTGATGTTTAAGAACTTTTGTCTTAATTGGCTTCTCTTGTAAAGCAAGTTTTTCTAAAATAGTATAGAATAATCCAAGACCTTCATACCCATACTCAAGATACAATTCAGTTATCTTTTCGTCATTGAATGAATTAGAATCGTGTAGGTAATATTTCATTTTATAAAATAAAAAAAAGCCAGTCTGCGTCGGAGTGCAAAACTGGCTTTGGTTATTTAACCTATTAAATTACCCAAGAACTCCGACCCTCTTGGTTAATTATATCACAATATATAAAATTTAATTTGACTTACAAAGTCTTTTAAGAAAATAACCAGCATAAATCGGATGGTCGTTTTCAAATAACCTGGCATAGTCAGAAGTATAATTATTATTGACCTTGTAGCCATCATTTCCTTCGACCATTGTGTGCCATCGGATAACTTCAAAGATTTGTTTTGCTCCAAGCCTTACATATCCTCGATTGATTAGTTGGTATGCCAAGCGCTTAAACTCCCGATAAATTTCGGGATTCTCTTCGTGATACTTTTTGAAACTTGTTTTCATTTGGGGTATATTTTGAGGTTTGATACAATTTTTTGTAATCCTTTTGCAATTGCTTGCTCAAATGGTCTTGCCATTGGTTGAATGTTAGTTCTTTCATCTTAATATATCTACGATTAAATAAAATATCCATACTGCTATTATTCCAGCGATGCCCACCATTGTTAGAAATTCTGCCGTTTTAGTTGAATTATTCGACTTGCCCTGATTTTTCATCGTACATTTGTTTAGCTATTGTTTCAACTTCTTTCATTACTTCAGGATACCTTACATATCCTTGTTCTCTATTCCTGGTATTCCAGTAGACCACTTGCTGAACGTTTAAAACGTTCCATTCTCTTGCGGAGAAAGGCAAAATACCTTTCTTGTTTAAGCTATCGGCAACTGCCTGATGTATATTACTCTTTTTTATCTTAATCATTATAGTATTGTTTTTTTAATTGATGTTGTACTTGATTTAGCTGGAGGAAAAAACTCAAAGGATTCGCCCGTTATCTCATCCACCGTGATTGTTTTATTCTTGATTGACTTACAAAACTTCTCGACTTCCTTTTGCTTCTCTTTTAACTCATCGATTTGGTCTTGTAAATCTACCCATTGCTTAGTTGCACTAAAGTCGTATTTAGTTCCAACCTCAGCCACTTGCATCTCAACGTTGTGAACTTCAAATCGACCTTTGTCGTATTTTAGTAATTCATCGACTGCGCTTTCCTTTAAAGTCTTCTCCAGTTCTGAGAATAGCAACTGATACTTCGATGCGATTGCAAGCAAAGACTTTATGTCCTTGCCACCTTCTTTGACTCCCTCGTTAATCAAATGAACCAAGTGATTAATCTGAGCCTTGCTCATGTCTTGAATCGGATTATGCCCAAATAAACCTATCTCAAATTGTTGGGGATTAAATTGTATCTCTTCCATAATTAAAAAGGTAAATCGTTCTCGACTAATGTAGCACTTGGAATATCAAAAACGGGCGCTGGCTTTGAAGATTGAGCGCTGAAGCCTTCCGTTCCTTTAATCTTAAAGTTGCCCAAGATTGGAGCATTACTTTCGGGAGTCTTAACTCCATCTTGCGTTACGAAACCAAAGTTTCCGTAGTTGTCAGCATCCTCTTTTAAGAATCCGCTGATATTTAGGTAAGTACCTTTCTTACCTTTGTACAATTTAGACTTGTCTAACAAATCTACGTTAATTGAAATGCTTACTAACTTGCTCATGCGATTGGTTGTTTAATTGTGAAACTTAATTTTTTAGTTGAAAATAAACTGATAATATCTTTATTGCCATTGATTGATTGTTGGGAGTTAGCATAATAGCTATTTAACTCATCGACTGATTTACATTTGTCAATCTCTTGTTTCCATATTTGTAAACTTTTAGCCTCCTCTTTTCCGTGAGTATTTGTAGCATCTGAGTCTTTCGTATCATCCAATGCAAATAATCCGTTAAGTGCGTACTTCCTGGCATAAGAACTACTCGCTCCAGTTACCTGGCTTCCATCCATTCCTTTCTTGCTTTCTTCTTCTCTTGCATATCCATCCGTTGTATACGTTTCCTTGCCGTTTGAGAGCGTTGCGGTTGCCTTGATGTAATATCTATCTCCCACGTTAATTATCGTGTCGGAAATCGTAATAGAATAACCCATTGGATTAACTACTTGCTTGACCGCTTCGAGTATATCTTCGGCACTTCGGTAGTTGTATTTCCCAAATGAATTGAATTGACCTTTAGGTGCTTTGACCTTTGCTTGAATTTCTGCTAATTTGTTTTCCATTTTAGTCTAAGATTAATTTTTGAAATTTAGATTTGTAAACTCGTTCTTCTCTGCAAACTGCTGCCCAAAAATCTTCGAGTTCATCGAAAAACCAGGTGCAAGAATAGAACCCAGCTTCATCTTTAAATTTTGCTTTATACTTTTTCATAGTCCTAAAATTATTGGGAAAATGTGCCATAATAAAACATATGCAAAAATTGCAATAAAAATACTTGCTATAATACCTTCAAGGTCTTGATGGTAAAAGTCTTTGATGTACTCGATAATTTTTTTCATTTTATTGTTGGTTTAAGATTGCCGAAGAATCCGCTTCGGCTCGGATTATTTTAATAAATAAAGTCTTCTATTATTTTCAATTATTAAATTTGAATTATCTCCACAAATATGAAAATAAATAATAAATCCATTAAATGGTTGTTCGCTACATTGAGTCAAATATCCATTATCTAAATAAGCCGTCCATCTTAAAGCATTTTTATAAATACTTTTATGATTTAAAAAATTTGCAATATTTATTATTTCTTGAATTTTAGATATTTTTTTCATTGTTTTATTGTTTAAGTGTTTACAAATATAAATATAATTATTAAATAAAAAAACTTTTTATAAAATTATTTTAATAATATCCCAATTATTTATTTAACGGTCGTATAAAACAAAAATCCCCACCGATATGACCGATAGGGATTCTATTACTTAAACCTATTTAACTATGAAAACACAAACCTACAAAATTTTTCCCTCTTTAATTTGAATATTTTTAACTTTTGATTTTCCGTTCTCAATTTCTACAATTGCAAAGCCGTGATTGTGCATAGAGAATGGCATATACTTTGGACTTAATAAAGTTAAACACCCAGTACTATAAGTATTTATAAACTCCTTAAATCCAGTCTTCTTCTGAGTTGCTGAAGTTCTATGAACGTGACCGATTAACGTATTGCAAATAGTCTTATTAAATAAGTTTTGACTTGGATTTACTCCGCCTCCACCATATAATTCATGGCCGTGTAATACAAGCAAGTCTGCCATTTCCATCCCTTGCCAATCTTCAATCATTGTGATGCCTAATTTATCTAATCTAAAAAATACATCGAATTGAAGGTCGTGTATTTGAGCAAACTCCTCAGCTTGTAATTGTAATGACCTGGCAAATCGATTCTCGTGGTTGCCAAGTTTATAATAAATTGGAATCGTTCTAAATAAATCCCTTAACCTCTGCAAGAAATCCCTATTCATATCTACTTCACGCTTAAAATCTCGCATATCCTTTTCCTTTTCATGCCGAGAAATAGAATAGAAATCTTGGATGTCTCCATTAAGATACAAGCAGTCAATCTCTTGCTCCTTTAAATGCTTAATAGCGCAAGTCAAAGCCTGAAGGTCGTGATAAGGGAAATGTATATCTGATAAGATTCCAATCTTTTTTAAATGCGGAGGCAGTTTAGCAGATACATATTCCTTGCCAATGCTTTCTTCGATGCCAAAGTTGTCCAAAGTTTCAAGATTATAGTTTGCGACTACTGGCGGAATGATTTTATTTATTTCTTGAGCCGACCTATCCTTTGAAGTTATATTCTTTTTAATCATAAACTTTCTCAGGGAGTCAGCATTTTGATAGCCATACATTTCAAAAAATTGTTTATGGAAATCGGTTTTACTCAGATTTGTAGCATAGAAATGCTCTCTAATCTTGATAATCTTATCTTCCATTTTCATATTCTTCCATTAAAACATCGACTAAAAATTCGATATTGTTTAGCACTTTCATTCTTAAAACGTATGCAGCATCATCAACGTGTTCGATGTTCTCCATTACATCCATCATGGTATCAAGTAAATCCTTTGCCCTTGATTTTGGCTTGTCCATCGGTTCGATGTCAATTTTATACATGAAATATTCTTAGATATAAGTAACCAAAGATTATAAGTCCTTGAAATAGGATGGTTAATAAGCACCATGTAGGTATGATATTTGTAATTTTTTGTTTATCTGATACCACCTTCTCGGAAAAATTCCGATTTATGTACATATTTTTATACACGTTTTCGATTGAATCGATATTAACGGTTGCTTGAATATTGCCCTTGTAAGACCTGATAATTATCTTGCCTTGTGGAACGGTTATCTTAGAGTAAAAAGTGTTTAAGATGCCCGTAGAATCGCAAGGATTCTCAATGATTAGCGTATCATATACCGCATTGAATCGAGTAATTACTTTGTAATCACGAATCGTATCAATACGAATCTTTTCTTTTTCAATTATAATCGACTTTTGTGGCCGACACGAAATAAAAAAGTTTGCAATTAGCAAACTGAGAATTAATTTTTTCATGAAAAGTAAAGTTCTGATTCAGCGTTTCTTCGAAGTGTCAATCCATTTAAGACTTTGCCTCCACTCTTATTCCATTTTAAAAATTCTAATTTAATTAACTCATCATTTGGGTCGGCATTTACTTTTTTAAGTAAGGTGCTTTTCTTTAAAGACCCAGCGCCCAAGTTATAGCAAAATGATACAAGGGCATCGAATTGGTTCTGATTAATATCGTCACGGCAAAATGAGTCAACGCTCCTCTCATAATGTTTAATTACATTTAAAAAAATATCGGTTGCTCTTGCTTCACTAATAGGTGCATCGGTCATTCTAACCTTTGTGCCATCTTCGTAATAAGTGCAACCGATTGATATTGTTGGAATACCAGCTGGACATAAGTAAGGCTTGAGTTTAACTCCCTCAAACTTCTTTATTAGGCTTAGTCCTTTTTGGCTTATTTGGTTGATTTTCATCTAATTTTGCTCTTAATTCAATGTTTTCACTTCTTAAATTATGAATCTCAGTAGTTAAAGTTTCAACTTTTTCTTTCAAATCAGCAACCTCTGCCTTTAAATCAGTTGCCATCTCTCTCCAAATTTTAATTGCTTCTTGAACGTTTGTAATTTCAGAAGATTCAACTTCTATTTTTTCTTTTTTGCGACCAAATAGCCATGTAATTAATGAACCAAATAAACCCGTTGCGCCTGGTATTATTACCTCTTCCCAATCATTCATTATTATTCTGAAATTGGAGTTATAACTTTCTTTTCAAGACCTAATGTTTCCAATGCCCAATCCACAATAAAAGAATCATCGACTCCCCATTGCGAAACGATTGGCTCAGGGATAATCAGATTGCCTTCTTCAATCATCGGATTAAATTGGCTCATTAATTTAAAATACAAAGTTTGCTCAGGATTCTGAAGAGCGTAATTAACGACCTTGATTTCCACTCGGTCTGCTATTTCTCTTAATCCTTTAATTGGCTCAATGAATACTATCATATTAGTCTTTTATAAATATCTCTAATAACTGTGCTTTTGCTAACACGGTAAACGACTCTGAATCTTTTACAAATCCTTTTAAAGTTTCTTGGTCTGACTTGTCTAAATCTAAGACCTCGCCTTTAAATAACTTCTTTGCCCAATCCCAAAATTTAAGTGCATCTCCTTTAGATGCGGAGGCTAATGCGCCAGCCAACATTTTACCAGCGTTACCGCCCTCAAATACTTGGTCATCAAGACCAATAAAGTCAAAGTTAAAATCTAATTTCATTTGGTTGTTTGTTTAGTTTACAATCATAAATAGCTATTATACAAAATTTTACCAAAATGAATAAGTGCCATTTGAATTAACAACTATTTCAAATGTTGTATTTCTATATTTAGGTTCATTATTTGCTCGATTAATTGTAATGCCATCATAGGGATTATAATCTCCGCTTTTTGATACTATTAAATTTCCTTGATAATAAATTCTATAATAAATTCTTATGCCAAAATTGGTAGCATCTTGATAAGGGTAAGAAGTATTTAATGCACCATTTGTTGTATCTCTTGGCGGATTGACTACATAAATTTCTTGAGTTGCAAAGAATTGTTGATTAATAAATCCGATTGAATACTGCTGGCTATAATTAGCCTGGTTATTTACTGAGAATGAATATGTCAATCCATTAACATCATTAGGAATACGATTATTAGTCGTTTGAAATATTGGTAAAAACGTATAATTATTAGACCAAATTGTCGTTATGTTTCCTGATTCAACTAAGTTATTATTTACATAATTTTTATTTAACGTAACTCGCTTTCTTGGTACGGTAATGTTAAGTGCATCAATAACTAAATTATCTTCAGGTCTTAAATTTTCATCTTGGCTTACCGTTGACATACGATAATAAGTAATTGGTAAACTAAAGAATATATAAAATCCATATTGCCCAACGGGAACGGTCACATTATCCTTTTGAGTAAAGACAACAATATTAAATGCCGACCCTTGAGAAAATGTAAAGTAGTCAGTATTAAAATTAACTTGTACATCATCAACTACTCTAAAAGGAACTGGCAGTTCAAACTCAATTTTAACCTTTGAATTATTTGTACTTGGAAAACTATTGATTGTTAAAACATTTCCATTATAAATTAAATCCGTTGGCGCTGCATTATTATTTAAATTATTGCCATTAGAATAAGTTTGGTTATCTATTACTCTTGTAAATGAAAAACTTGGATTGGCAAAAACAAAAGTTGATACCGTATTACTTGTCGCATTATTATTTAAAATACTGCCACCAAAAGCCGAAGCAAAGTTTGTATAATTGCCAACCGTAATTCCTCTAACTAAGAATTTAAAAGAAGCAAAGTATCCAGCTGGTAAGGAAGCGTTAGTTGTAAAAGTTACTGACCTACCATAAATATTTAAATCAAAAATATCAGGCTTAGTAATTAAACTCACATATTCAAAGCCACTTGCTAAGTCATCAAACATTGTAATTTGCCCCGAAGTCGCAGCGCCTAAAGTTCGCATTACAATTTCAATCTCTCCTGAAGTATTTATATTAAAAGAGCCAGGCATTGTCTTTGATAATGTCATTTGTGGATAACCATATTGACAAGTTCCCGAACTATTTGCTGCCGCTTGCCCATTATCATCAAACCATTGATTGCATAAAGCCGTTGCGTTATTGTTTGCGTTTGTATCCGCATCAGGTTGGCTTATTGTACTTGTGTAAGTAGCCGTAAAGAATGGAGAATAAACCTCTTGAAATGAGCCTATCCCGTAAGCATCACAATTATTTTTTTGGATTGTACGAACTAATCGTTTAGTTACCGAACTTGTAAAGGTTGGAACTCCACCGACTCCCGTATTGACAATATTTGAAGTCTTAGTTATTGTTTCGCCTCCACCTTCAACACTTGCAAAATTTGAGTAAGTTCCTTGAGTATTGGTAGTAACGTAAATCGTTATTACTGCCCCAAATCCTACGGGTAAAGTAGATGAAAAGTTTGCCGTTACTTGTTGCCCTGATATGCTAAATCCCCAAGCGGCAGTATCACTTTCATATCTTACAAAAGATAATCCATTTGGAATGTAATCCCGAACTATTATGTCTCCTGAGGAATTGACTTGACCATTGTTTGCAATCGTTAATCGATAAGCAAATTCAACTCCTGAGTTTACACTTGTAGGCGCAGTCTTTGAAATAGTTATGTAAGGCGCTGGTACATTACACCTTTGGCAGTAAAGATACCATTCAGTTGGGAATACCGTTGGAAGATTGCCGTCAGGTCTTGGAGTATAATATTGATTTAATGGAATAGTTTGACCGCTTGAGTTTTGGAGTTGTCCAAGTTCAGCAACGGAAATAGATATAGTAGGATTAACCAACGATTCGCCAGTAATCTCATTATAGACCTGAGTAAAGGTCATCTCTCCATCTGCTTGTAATGGCATTACTTAGAAGCTAAAATATCCCTTAATTCTTCTAATTCTTTCTTTTGTTCTTTTACTGCCTCAATTAATACGGGAATAATTTGATTGTAAGAAACTCCTTTAATTCCATCGTTACCAGTACTAACGGCATACGGAAGTATTTTTTCAACCTCTTGCGCAATTACTCCATATTGGTGCGAATCATCTTCTTTCCATTGATAAGCATAACCGTTTAATTGCATTAATTTATCAGTTGGATTATCAATAATTGTAAGGTTTTTCTTGAGAGTTAAATCAGAATTTGCAGTAATGTTTCCCGTAGCGTAAATAGTACCAGCAACATAAAGTTTATAACCATTATCAGTAGTATTATTTATTCCTACATTACCTGACCCAAATAAATATAAACTCGTAACGGTATTAGCGGTATAAAATCCTAACTCATTAGTAGAAGATATATATGGATTCCCACTTGTTGTGCTTAATTTAATCCATCCATCGGTTGAATTACCTTTTACTTCCAATTTTGCGCCTGGAGTAGAAGTATTAATTCCAACTTTTCCATCAGAAGAAATACGCATACGTTCTGTAGTATTACTTGCAAAAGCTAAGTAACTATTTATTGCGTGATTTTCTAAGCCTGCTTCAATAAAAGCAGAATTTACTGATGTGCTACTTGCATTTATGGTTTGGAAAAATAATCTACCTGCACTTGTATTAGAAACATTTGTACATCTTATTGTTAATATATTTACGGCATTTTGTGCAACAATTAAATTACTACCAACCGCAACATCCGTTGTACCAATTGCTACGTTGCCCGTACTAAATAAAGACATAACAGTTGTATCTGGTGTATTTGTGCCACCATTAGTTAGTCTAATATCAAGTTGAGTATTTGAATTTAATGCTGCTGCATAAGTACCTATATTAAAGTCAACTGCTTGATTATATTTTGCACCGCTTGTTCCTGCTCTAACTAAACGTAAAACCGCCTCAGTACCTACTGTTGCTCCACCTGCTTGTGTAGGGGAAATAATATTTACAATAGTATTAGCTACACTTCCTGCTGCTACACCACCAAGAGAAAAATCTCCAAATGTTGACCCTCCTTGTACGGCTAATTTTGTAGAACCATGATTTGTTGTTGTTCCGATTAAAGTATTTCCTGCTAAATAATTATTAGCAGTACCACCCATATAAAGATTCCACCTTCCAGTACCAGTTGCTATATCTCCAAAGAAACCATAAGTATTTGTAGCATTAGCATTTGACAAGCTACTGGTAGCCCAATATCCATAATGGTTTGTTATTGCGGAACCTGCCCCTAATGTTCCAAATCCAGCTCCAAAATGATATAAAGTTGTTAATGTAAAAGAAGATGCTGGTGTAGATATATTACTTCTAAAGGATGCTACATTTGATACGTTGGTACTTTGTAAAGTATATTGACTTAAAAATTGGTCTACATTATTATTTGATGAAGAATATGCACCATAGAAACCTACTGCTGAAGATATAGTGCCACCATTCCCCATATATGTGCCAACAGTAAATTGTGTTTGCACCCTCGCAGTACCGTTGACATCTAATTTAAATCCTGAGTCGGTGGTTGTTCCGATTAAAGTATTTCCCGATATTGTTAATCCATTCGCAGGAGCAGCAGTACTTGCACTATAACCTATGGCTGCATTTCCATTTACTTGTATTTGACTACCAATTGTAAGTGTATTGATTCCCGTATTTCCCGATGAATTAACTATCAATTTAGCACCCGTATAATTATTAGGGTCACCTGACATACTACCACCTATACCAACTGTACCATCAATATTCATTTTAAATGGAACTAAACCAAAGCCTGTACCATTATTTACAACTGAACCAGCAGTGCTTGAATTTCCAAATCTAAATTGGCCTTCTCCTGTAAAAAATAAAAATTGCCCTGTATATCCTACCGCCCTTCTTACAAAATTTGAACCATTCCAATAAATATTATCCCCAAACCAACAATTATTTACTGCATAGCCTTGTATTTCTAATGAACCCGTTTTAATAGATGAATTTGTAGTTGAACTTAAAACTTCTAATTTAACCAATGGATTTGTTAAACCAATCCCAACATTTGTGCCATCATCATAAATTAAACTATTACCTATTGCACTTGAAGAAATCCATTTTGCATGATAATTAGTAGTTCCAGTACCCGTTACTGGATTAGTTAAAACTGCTTGATATTGAGGAACATTTAAAACTCCCGTTGTAGAATTATAAGTACTTGCTCCCGAAGTTCCCGTTGTTGTAAGGCTTATCGATGCTCTTGCTAACGCATCAGTGTACTGAGTAATAGATGAACTTATAACTCCCGTAGAACTATTGTATGAAACGCTTCCGCTTCCACTAAATAATGCTCTTACACTTGCATCAGTATAAACCGTACCTGAGTAACTAATCGCACCCGTAGTATTATTATAAGTAATCCCCGTGCCTCCACTTAATGAAGTCAAAGAAATACCACCTAATCCAGCAAGAGTGTAATTAGGTACGTTTATTACTCCCGTTGTATTATTGTAGGTAGATGCGCCACTCGTTCCCGTAGTTGTCATTGAAATTAATGCCCTAACCGAAGCATCCGTATAAACCGTGCCACTATAAGAAATTGCACCCGTAGAACTATTGTAAGTTATTCCCGTGCCTCCGCTAAACAAAGCACGAATCGAAGCATCGGTATAAACCGTCCCCGAATACGAAATAACCCCCGTCGCTGAATTATAAGAAATGCCCGAAGTTCCCGATAAGAAAGTTGCACTAATTCCACCAAGACCAGCAAGCGTGTAAGTAGGCACATTTAAGACACCCGTTCCACTTGAGTAAGTAGATGCGCCTGAGTTACCCGTTACCGTTAAGCTAATAGCACCTCTCGCCCTTGCATCCGTAAAGTACTTATTTGTTGGAGTTGCAAGTTCTTGAATGTCATCCGTATCTAAGACAACCGTTCCAACTAATCCGTTAACCGAAATTACTGCTCCACCAATTGCAGCTTGTAACTCAGCAATAGTCTTCTTAAATAGTTGCCCCGTAGTTGCATCGCCAATACCAAAAATATCGGTGCTTAAAATTGCAGTCTTACTGACTAATTGATTTATTTTCTTATTTGCCATTTCTTAACTTGGATATGTAAAGTCGGTTGGTATTTGACACCTATTTGAAAGCATCGGATAAATGATTGATATATCAGCCTTAACTCCAGCCAAATAATCTTTCTCGTTTTCAGTAAAAAATTCTAAGGTAATCCCTTCGCCTACCTCCCAATCAAATTTTGGATGCTTGCACATCGAAATAATATCTTGGCAGATAAGTAATTGGTCAGACAAAACCTCCGTTTCATTAGTTTCATCTTGCAGTTGCCTATCAAGAAAGAATAAACTAAATGACATAGTCAATTCTTTGCCGTTTATTTGGCTTCCAGTCAACGAATAAAACATTGAAGGATAAACATTATCAGTTTGAGAAAGAAACTCCCATACATCGCCAAAATAGACCGTGTTAATTTGGTCGTGGCTTTGGGCAATATCCCTTATCAGCTTGATTGTTTGATTTAATGTCAGTTGTTTTATTGCCATTTGTTGTTAAATAAACAATTAGTTTGTTTATGTTTTTGGTTGAGAATGCTTTTGGCATATTAATAATTATAATTTTTTTTGCTCTTTAAAACGTGTTGAGGATAACTCATTCCAAATAAACTATTCTCATCGCCTAAAAATATGCTTGATTGATAACCATCTTTCTCAGGATACATCGTATCGATGCCCGTGCCAGGATTGATATATTCAGGGAATAAGTTTGTCGTGCTTACCTCTTGCAAATACTTAATCATTCTTTGCTTGTAAAACTCCGCTCTTGAACGATAACGATTTGCAACATCAATTAAATCTTGCATATTAGGCTGGTCGCTATTATCTGAAGTTTTACGAATCAATCCTTTGTTGTAGAATTGAAACGATAAGCCAACTGGTAACTCAGATAAAACGTAATAAACAAGCGCATCGGTCACATAGTCATTCAATAAAGACGTTTCTAAATTACTTAACGTAGCATTTTCAATACCCGTTTGAAGTTTAATGTATAAAGCCGTTCCTAAAGCTGGCAAGATATACATATCCTGAGCCGTTTTTATTTCGGGCATTATTAACTTGTCATCAATATTAGAATGAACTGCCGTTCTTTCCTTGATTGCGTTTGCTCCTATAAATAATGTATTCTTCATATTATCCTTTCTTAATTACCGTTTGAGCAAACCAACGATGTCTGCAACTTGGCGAAGCTTGACCGTTTGGTTTTGTCCACCAACCACCTCGCCTATCAAATACCGAATAGCCTAATCTTGCTGATATGGATTCAATTTCTGCTCTTGAATATAACCTATCTAACTGCATTAATCTTGCGCAGAATGCACGGCTTGGATGGTCTGCTGAATTTCTTTCGTTACCTGGTATATCTGACCTCCATTCGTATGAATACCTAACCATAAAACTTGTGGTAGATGGCTTCGGTGCATTCAATTCCGATAATGGCTTTGATAGTTTTCTTTCGGTTATTCCCCTTGAAACCGAAGTACCTAAAATACCTCGTTTTTCTAACCCCTCCAAAACACGATTAATAATAACAATGTCAACACCAATAGTTCCAGCAATAACTTCAGCCGTTACTCGCTTATCCTTTTGAATTAAGTCCAATACGTTAGACTCTAATCCGCTCAATGCTTGCTCGGCAAATTCTAAATGCAAAGCCTCCTCTAATTCATTTGGCACTTGGCTAAATACCTCTCTTGATTTAAAGATTGAATAGTCTTCTTTTGAAACACCAAACTCTTCGAATACTTTTACAACATCATCCTCGCTAAATTGTACTTTTGATTGTTGTATTTCTACGGGTGCTATCTCAGGTGCTACTTCAGGTTGTTGATATTGAGTCATATCAATCCCTAACTTTTCAAGAATCCATTGTTTAGGTGCAACTTGTAAAATTATTGCTTCGCTAAAATCTATGCCAATCGGCTCGCAAGGTATTATTTGAAGTTCACTATTACATCCGTGTAATTTGGCAAGTAAACTGAATACTTGCTCAAGAAATATTTGCTTATCATTAACGTAAGTATTTTTAAAAATCTCATAAGAATCTCGCATTTGTTGGCGAGTTCCTAATTGACCTGGAGTACTAATTCCAAATAAATCGGGAGCAGTAATTTGATGCCCAGCAAAGATGTTCTGCTGAATCATTTTATCTACATTACCAAAATCTTCTTTAGTAATATCACTTGCCCCTAAATCCTCAATGACTGGCTTTCTTGAAGCATCGTTTACAAATGAAAGAATAAACTTCTTGCCATCACTACCCGTAAACCTATCAGTAAACTTGCGTTCAATTTGGCGCTTCTCATCATCCGATGGCTCGCCATTTGGTAAGGTAATTAATTTGCTTGCACTAAATCCCGTTTGGGCATTACCTAAAACGTGCTTAGATATTTCAATATCTGATTCAACGTAATTTAAAGCACCGAAATAACCTGGTAATGCGTAAGCATTTAAGTTAGGTCGATACTCCTTTAAATACATTATCTGAGTGCCTTGTCTTAACTGAGAATTAAATCCATTGTAAACCTCCCTTTTGTACTTCCTATCTTCCCAATTCTCCGAATACCAAAACTGAGTATTATCAGCATTGGTTCTAATCTTAGTATAATCAACGTGATACACCTCAGCAAGATTCTCGCCCGTTACACTCCATATAATTTGTAAGTAAGCGCCTCCAAATAATTCAATATCAATAGAAGCCTTTCTTAATACTTCGGTCAACGACTCCACTCGGTTAGCTTGTGCGATGAATTGTTCACCAATAGGGTCTACCCCCTGTTTGATTTTGAAGCCATTCCCAGTTATGTAGTTGACCTTACCTTTAATTATCGCATTATGCTTGGCAGACTTATTAAATAAATCGACCAAATAGTTAGGATAATCATTCTTTTTTCCGAACTCAATGTAACCTTCTCCTTCGCCTTTCTTCTCCCGATATTCAGGTTGTCTTGCCTCCGCAAAAGTTAAAACCATTAATTGATTGCTCATATATCTCTTACTTTGTAAGTGTTTGTTTGGTTGCTATAAGTAGTAAAACTAAATTGACTTGTGTCGTTTAAACTTGCTTGCCCACTTTCAAGCAATGAAGTCGCTTGCGATGGGATTAAATTGGAAGTTGAAGTTTGCTCATAAATTTGATATGACCATTCGCCAGGTAATTTAGTTGCAAAATAAGAACTTACCGTAATATTAAAAGCATTGAATCTTTCAGGGTAAGTTGATAAATCAGCATTGTTTAAAATCACAAATGCCACCGTTTCATTTGTATTCCTTGACTTAAAATAGAATAAATAATTAGGCGATGTAAGAGTTGCCTTCTCGCTTAATGTTAATATTATTTTATTGACTTGACCTTTGATTAAATGTATCATCAAATATAAATAGCATTAACAAAATTTCTTATATAAAAAAAGGGGAAGCATCTGCTCCCCCCTTACCCGTCAACCAAACGACTATCTTTAAGCGCCTGGAGTAGTCAATGCAGTAAATACACCATCTGCAACCGTTGGCGCTAATTCCTTCTCTTGAGCAGAGAAAGTCAAAGTGTAACCTGAACGGTCTCCTTGAGCCGTACCCGTTGCACCATTGCCACCAGTTAGATTTGTACCTTGTACCCGACCTAACAACCAGGTTTTATCGTTATTGTCTTTTACAACACATAACAATGTATTTTGAGCCAACAAAAGAATTTCGTTTCTTGTTGACACTTGTAATTTGTTCAATACTATCGATAGTTCTTGAGCATAGAAAACCGTACCATTTTGCACATTAGCATTAATGTTTTCAGTCAAAGAAGCAGTACCTGGAACTAATTCATATTTATAGAATCTTTTACCAGCTACTTTAGTTATTGCAGATACCGAACCCGAAGCAACGGTAATAGCACTAACATTTCCTTTTTCAATAAAATACACTTCTGTAATCCCACCTAATGAGTCACGACAATCTAAAGAATATCCTTGAGTTAAAGCGCAAGCCATAATTATTTTTCTTTAAAGTGTTAAAATTAGGGGAGTCGCATCCAAGCGATACTCCCCGAACTTATTTGTAAGATTTACTAAGTTAAGATGAAATCAACTAACTCATCTGCAAAAGCAAATTGTACACCGAATTTAAACGCTGCCATGAACTTGATGTTCATTGCATAAGGGTCATGTAACAATTCAAATTGCTCTTCTTCGTTCAATAAGTCAGTACCGATGAACAAGTTAGAAATACGACCAGCATATATCTTAGAAGTTCCGTTCAATCCTTGAACTGCGATAACCTTAATTGTAGTTCCTGGCAAAGTTAATTCGCCAGTTGCTTGACCATCAAAAGTATAATTAAATAAATTTGAATTTTTTAATGCGATAGTGTAAGTACGGAAAACATCGTTTCCTACAAATATTGCAACGTCATCCTTATCAACGATTGAAGCTGGGATAGCCTTGTAAACTGCATCTAAAACCGCAACAACAACACCACTTGTAATACCAGCAGAAGCAGCCAAAGCAGTTCCGTAATAAGTAGTTGTATTTGCGTGGATAACTGAAGCCGAAGCGGCAGCAACTAACTTCGCAAAACCATCAAACTTATTCAAGTTACCATTTGCTGAAGCAGAATCTCCAGTCCAAATAGCAGTTTCTAATTGAGAAGCAATTCTTGCTGCTTTCTTAGAAGTATAATCAGCAGCGAAAGCGATTGAATCATACATAGAACCAGCTGATAATGCTTTTTGTAAGTACTTAGACTCTAATCCTTTTGGACAAAGCGCCTCTTGTACTTTAATTTTACCAACCGTTACACTTCTTTGAGTGAAAGTAGTTGTACCTGATGCGTTGAAACCGCAATCGCTATCATCTTGAAAGAAAGCATCAGTATCCATGATACCAATTTTCTCAGAAGATTTTACTCCAACTAAAACGTTTCCTTGAGATTTAATCAAAGTAGCAGTTTTAGAGCCAAGAACTGAAGATGTTACTAATAAAGCTTCGTTTTCTTTGGCGTAATCCGTTAATGTACTTACAACAAATGCCATAATTTTTCTTTTTTAAAATTTTTAATTTAAAGTTTTAACTCTTTCCAAGAATCGCTCTATCTTGTCAGCCTTTGGCTCAACGATTCTAAAATTGTTTTTTGGATTTTGGATAGGGTCAGCCACTGGAGTTTTTGAAAATCCTTCCAATACGCTTAACATTTCACTAAATCCTTGATTAAACTTGCTTTCTAATTCTCCCAACTTGTTTTTCAAAGCCTCATTCTCGGCTTGCAAGTAAGTGATAGTAGCATTCATTTCATCAAATTTAGATTCATTCTCCATTTCTTTTTCTTTTGGAGTTTCATCTTTAGATGTTTCTTCAGCTTGTGGAGTTTCTATTGCTTCCACTTTGCCTTCAACAACGGTCATCATAGTACCATCAGCAAGTTCATACTCTCCATCGGGAGCAGATACTGAGTTACCTGATTCATCAACAAGCATAGCATCTGCGCCAATCTCTAAAGCTGATAAATCAATCTTACTTCCATCTTTAAGGTCGTAAGTTTCAAATACCAATTGAGTCGCTGGCTCAGGTGCAATTTCTTCAGTTTGCTCAACGGAGTTATCCGATAACAAAACTTTAATTTTTTCAATTGCTTCTGAAACGTTCATAAATTGTTTTACTATTGTTTGATTATAAATACTGATTAATTAATACTTTATCATTTAGACTTGTTCTAAAATCGAACATATCTCCGACCATAGCGATTCCTCTACGCTCATTGGTTGCTTTCCTTTCTTGTAATTAAAAATGCCTTCAACACTAAATCCTTTAAATTCGCCCGATTTAATCTTATTCCAAACCGATTCGTTTTCAACTTTAAAGCTACCAAACCAAGAGCCTTCGGGTGCATCCTCAAATCCTTTCATTGCCATAACTCCTCTTGAAGAATCCACGATAAACGATTCGTACATCGTTACCCCTTCAACTGCCAAAGCCTCATCGTGCATCAAGTTTACGTTTGACTGATAACCTTTCTTAAAGAACTTTTGTGCTATCTTCTCAATCGTGTCTTTAGTAAACGTAACATAGTACTCGCCATTTTGGTCGTTCCTATAAATAGGAGTATCGGCCAACATTAAAGCGCCTGAAACAATTCTCCTATCTTCTGACTGAATAACAAAATTAGCCTTTGCTTCTTTAAACATTAAAAAGTCTTTTTCAATTGCTGGTCTATCTACCAAAGCAACGAAGTCAACTTCAACATCATCGTTTAAATCTTCACTAATTTCAAGTTGATAAATTGGTAATTTCATATTATTTGTTTTTAAATTCTTGCGGAGTTTTCAATTCTCCTTATTCTTTTTTGACTTCCCGTAATATCTGACTCAACAACGTATGCCCGTGCCGCCACATTTCCAATTGCATTTAAAGAAGTTTGGTCTAAAGCAGTTGGCGCATTAGGAGTAAATCTTGGTGCTATTGGCGCTTCTGCCGTAGGCACTGAAATATTTGTACTTGGTGCAGAGCCTCCACCTGGAACACTATTTAACAAGTTTTTAGCTTGAGCCAAATTTGCAAGTATTCTAATAATACCAGTAGCATATTGAGCAATACCAGCACCTCCAAAAGTTAAAGTATTTAATGGATTTGCTTCTGATACTGCCATTAAAGAAGAAATAGAAGTTGCCGTATCAATTCCTACTTGAGCAAAAGCTAATCCTTTTTGCAATGCAGTTCCTTGCTCTGCCAATCCTGATAATGCGCCAAATATACCTCCGATTGCAGTTGCATTTTCTTCTTTTTGAAGTCGCTCAGCCTTATCAATTTCTTTTCTTGTAAGACTTAATTCTTTTACTCTTTTATTATAATCTCTTTCAACAATTAACTTATCTTTAAATTGTTTTTTTAATAATTCTAATTCATCATCAACTGCTTTACGTTTAGCATCAAATTTAGCAAGTTCATTATCTTGAATGAATTGTAAATCTTCTAATTGCCTATTATAAGTAATTGTTCTAATCTCATTATCTGCAATTAATTTATTTACCTCAATTTCTTGTTTCTTATTTGCAAATTCTATTTCAGCATCAACTCTTGCCTGAGTACCTAAACCAGCTATGTTAATATTATCTTGTAATCTTTTTAACTCAAGTTCTGCCTCCTCATCTAAAATCTTTCTTTTTTGTTGAGCCTTATCTAATTCATCAACTATCAAATCTGCATTTGCTTTTTTTTGAGCAATCAATAAAAGACTTTGATTTTGTATTCTTGTCTTTTCAAGATTTTGTTGCTCTAATAATAAACCAGTTTGATTAATTAATTGCTCTGACCTAAATCCTTCTACTTGTGCTAAAACTGCTGCATATTGATTTTGTGCTTCAATCTTTGCTTTTTGAAATGCTATTGACCCAGCATCTTTTTTTAAGTTAGCATCTGCCGCTTGAATTAATAATCCTGCTTGGGCTAATTGTGCTTCTTGTGATTTTTCTAAAACTTTCCCTAATTCTTCATTAGCCTTAATTCTATCCGCTACCGATTTAGTAGTATCATCTCTAACTTGCCTTTGTTTTTCGGCTTCCCTATCAAATTTTTCAATTAATCCACCTAATCTCGCTGCGGCTAATTCTGCATTATTTTGTAAGTCAACATTTGCCTTTGCAGCCTTTACTACATTCTTTGTATAATCAATTACCTTTTTACCAGCCTCAACTAATTTATCTCCAGTATCATCAATACCCGTTACTACATCTAAAGATTCTTTTGCCGCATCTTTTACGTTAGTTAACGCTTTGTCAAATTCACCAGCAAATAAGTTTTTAAATGCGGAGGCTAAAAACCCACTTACTTCTAATAAAGAATTAAATCTTTCAATTAAATTATCTTGTATATTTTTAGCTAAAGTCTTAACAAATTCGCCAGGTCTTTCAAAAGCATCTTTAAAGAAATTAACTACCTTATCAGTATTGCCAACAATAAAACCAACAAAGTCACTAACTATTATAGAAAGCGACTCGGTTGCAACTGCTAAAATATTTGTAATCTTAGAATTGCCTGAAAGTATTTCTCCAAACTTTTCAAATACCTTTAATATAATAGATGCGCTTGCAAGTGTCTTAACCGCTTGACCTAAAGAACTAAATGCACCTTTACTTCCTTCTGCTTTTTTACCAGCTTTCTCGGCACTTTCGCCAGCTTCGTCAATTTTGTCTTTTAATTCCCCTACATTCTTAGCTGAATCTCCAGTCTTTGCTTCAACGGTAATTATTACATTTTCTTTTTGAGCCATTATTAACTTGGATAAAATAATTCAATTACTCTTAACAATTCACATTTGGTTGTTTTAGAAATACTCGGATTAAAATCAATTACTTTATTTAATCTCCATAATGCGCCATCAATATAAATCAGTTGAGCAAAGTCAAGTGAATAAATATCTTGTACGGTTAAGTATAAATAGCAACTTAATAGCTTACTATCTTTGTTTATAATTTCGGCTAAATATTCATCCCACCAAGAATTAAATAAATTAGCCGTTGGATATGGATTTAATAAAGTAAAATAAAATTCATTTGGCACTCCAAAATTAATGTCAATTGTTGGTAGTTCAGGGTCATCTAAATGCCCAGCATATCCGTAGCTTGTTCTTACCCCTCCGTAATTACCATTGCCTGGATTGCCTAACTCTGGGTCATAATAATGTTTAATATTATAATTTGGACTTGAAACACTTTTAAAAATCATTATTCGGATATTGTTATCCTTTCGTTCTTCAACTCCGTTAGATTCTTTAAATAAATTTGCTCTTAATTTTGTATCAGTTGCATCTTTAGTTAATACGCTTGGACTAAAAATTACTTTTATTTCCGTTCTATCCTCAGCAAATTGGAAACCCGTATCTTCTTTTCTATCGCCATACGATTCATTGTATTTTTTTCTATATGCCTCGTTATAATAATCATCATCCTCAGTATAAACATAATCGTAATACCTTGCATTTAATTCCGACATTGGCTTAATAGAAATCTCTTTTGAATAATCTAATTTATTCGACCAATCAATTGAAGAAGCAACTGGGTCAGATAACAAAAGTAAACCCGTAGCATCTCCAGTTTCCCCATGCAATAGTAATTCGCCAACATCATTTACTTTTAAGAACCCAGCACCTTTACGATAAAATTCTATGTATGGCTCAATTAATAAATGAGTCGTAATTTGTGGGTCTTCATAAACATATAAATTAAACATTCGACAAATTGAAGCAAAAAAGTCTTTTTGTTGAATGCCTTTAGGTAAACAATTCCCCATTGAAATTAAAACTCCTTCGGTTGCTAATGCAACTTGGGGATAATCAGAAATAAATGATAAATATAAATTAGGGTCTAAAGTAACATATGTTTCGCTTGCCGTAAATGAAGCATCAATATTAATAATATTGCCTACTCCTAATGTAGCATCAATAAGCCAATCAATATTATAAATTTGATTATCAACGTCAGGTTCAAAAGTTTCCGTATATAATAAAGTTGCGGACTGATAAACCGATAAAATAAAAGTACCTGGTCTTGATAATGATATTGTTCCATTAAGCCTTATTTTACCAAGTGTTGAAACTGTGCCAGCAAAAGTAAAAGACTGATTTGTTGAATCTTTTGTAAAATTTATTAAATTAATTATTGTATTAAAAGCTAAAGTACCTCCAGCACTTGTATTTGCTCCGCCATCTAAAGCATTATTACCATAAACTAATAATAAATCCTTAGTCAATTGCTCAAGATTAGCCTTATTATTAGGTATTATTAAACTTCTAAAATAAGGCGTGTCAAAAAAGGCAGAAGTATACGTGTAACCTGAAAAATCAATTATTTTATCAATTAATTCGTGAACGAAAAATGCTGGTCTAAAAGCATTTAAATGCCAATCATCTCCTGAATAATTAGCTGGATGTCTACATAGTCCGTAATCAATTAAAGGATATACAATACCTACTCCACTTGCCACACCTGAAGCAGTCCAAGAATTAACAATATTTTCAGCAGTCCATAATTGGTCATAAGCATCAGAAAAATGACCAAACATATCAGGTTCATTTAATAGCTTATTACCTATTGCGGAGGCAAA